TCACGTCGACCTGAACCGTTTTTTGCTGGTTGATCTGCATGCTGCGTTCTCCGGTTGATTTCCCGTCTGGCCCTGTCGCCAAGGCCAGCCAGTGAAATCTGATTTCCGCTCCATGCTTGTTGCCGCGGCTATCCCCACCTGGCCGGGTCACACATTTCGTGTTCGGTGTTCTTCCTGGCTGGCTTGCATGGTTAGGCGTCCCTCAATGCCTGAGGTCCGGCAGCTATCCAGAGGCTGCATGGTCGACGACTTAGCTTGTCCCGACCCAGGTAATGGCCTGGGTGCGTCGAGGTGGTCACGTCTGGTTGTGTAAAGAGCGGTGGCTGCCGAAGCTGCCTTGCTCGCCTGCAAATGCAAGCAAACTTGCATTAATAAAAGCATGCTTGTTTTTCAAATGCAAGCAAGCTTGTGTAGTTTTCTCCTACTGTATGGATGTCCAGTACTCAGGAGGCGGCGGATGTCAGCGCAGGAAAATGCAGTTCGAATGGAAGAGCTCACTAGCCTTGAGCGGCTGGGGCTGAGGGTTTCGGGAATGATCAATTCGCCACTGGCCCAGCTGGACAGGAGGGTGTTGGTTCATCGCATGGACACCGATGGCGACCACGATTGGGAGTCAATCATGCAGCTGCTGGCCGAGACCGACGGCCTAGAGATGACGTTCTGCGACAACGGGGCGGTGCTCCTGAAATGGGACGCGCCGACGGATGACGATTGGGTGATCGATAGGGGAGAGGAAGTGGCCCTGGTTGAGCCAGAAGAGCAGGAGGCTCCTTTCTGACGGGCATGAAAAAGCCCGCCGAGGCGGGCTTTCTTCAAGCTTCAGTGATGAACAATCGGTGCAGTTCGCCATCTTTAAAGACAGGTTTACCTCGCACTTTGAGCTGGCTATGGCTGTCCATCGCCCTCGTGTATTGGTTGTTTGGCACAGTCAATGACACATCATTGATCTTGCCGTGGTAGATCCCGACGAAGCCATCAATGGAAATCCTACACACGCCGCTGTCGAGGCTGAGGGAATAAATTCGAGTAACAACGAAATCACCAGCCTCTCCGACAACCACATCACCGTCCGAACGGATCGCAAGGGCTTCAGGCTCCTCAATTCGGATCGGGTGCTTGGAGCCCGAAAACTGGATGATTTGGTCGCAGCTTTTTCCTAGAGGCGTCAGGGCAGCCCTCATGGGCGCTTTAGACGCCTCGACCAACGCTGGGATGGTTTGGATCATCTTTTCCTGCAGGCCCGCAAGGTTGTCGTTAGCCTTTATGAGCCCGTTGGCCAGCAAGGTATTGAGCTCTGCTGAAGATTTGGCCTGTTCCCTGACCACTTCCACTAGCTCCTTCACACTAGATCCCCCTGACAGCGCATCTTTAACGTGACCCATGACCTTGGCTACAAGCCAGTCGAATGCCTTCTTGTAGATGTCGTTGAACGCTGGGTACTGATGAGTAAGAGCTGTAAGTATAACCAGTGTTGACTCAAAAGATCCTTTCTGCGGGGGTGCCGAGTAGCACCGTATGTCGGAGGTTTTCCGACCGCTTAGCACTTCCCCGTAAAGGCAGTAATGGCTGACCAGCTTGTATAGGCGAGCCGATCCCTCTACCGATCGTGCGTACTGCTGAGAATCCAAGAGATGACGCTCGGCGTCTAAGCCGTCGTACTTCACATCCATGTGTCCGGCGACGCCGGTCAGCGAATCCCAATCCACGTTTCACCCGCCCTAGAAACTATTCAAACCCGTCGCGCATTCCAAACCAGCAGAACCTTTGCATGGATGGTCACGTCATCGATTCTGGCTGACTGCTTTTCATAGTTTCTGTTATCTGAAATCAGCCAGACATGGTCTTCATCCTGGCGCTGCAGGCGCTTGATCAGCAGATCACCATGCCAGGTCAGCACATAAACCCCTTCGCCCTGGTAGTCGTTGACGCCACGGTCAACGATCACTGGGTCTTTGTCGTTAATCGTCCCCTCCATGCTCTGCCCCCACCCGGTGATCATCGCGAGGGCCTGGGCGGCGGAGTAGGTCACACCTTTCTCCCGCAGCACTTCCTCGCGTATCACCACATTGCGGATGACCTCGCTGTACTCGGCAGGAACTTGGCCATGACCCATCGCGGCGCGGATGTCGTATTGCGGGATGGAGATGTCCCCATCTGGCGTGCCGGCGGACGTGATGATGAACCCGCTTCCACTTTCGCCCTGGGGATCCTCTTCAACAGCGCGCACGATGCTCTGCCTGGCCTCCGCCGTTAGGCCTTTCCCGTGCTTTTCCAGCATTTTTCGAACCGCGTCCGCCGCGGAGATAGGAGCGCTCGGCCCATTGCTCGGCAGGGGCTTCGGATCCCCCTTGCGCGGCGGCTCGCCCTTGCCTCCAAGAAGCCAATCAACAGTCGTGTCATAGCCATCAGCGAGGGCGACAAGGTTCTCGTTCTTGATGTTCTCGGTGTCACCGGCAAACCACTGACGGACAGCCTCATAGCTGATCCCACAGGTATTGGCGATATCCCGCTTGACGTTGCGCACGCCAATCTCAGGCCGGCGGGCTAGTACGAGTTTGGTGATTCGATCAGTGGTCTTCATGTGCGCAATCTACAAGGTTGCTTGTCAAGCATGCTTGTTTTGAATATGCAAGCATGCTTGAATATCGAGACGAGCAAAGGAGGTCGCCATGACCAAAAGCCAAGCAATTAAACATTTCGGTTCCATCTCGGCGCTCGCGAAAGCCCTTGGCGTTACCTACGAAGCAGTACGCCAGTGGCAGGAAGTGCCCGAGCTACGGCAGTACCAGATCGAAAGGCTTACATGTGGCGATTTGAAGGCTGACCAGAAGGGCGCGGCAGCGTGACTGGTGAGCTGATTTTCTTCTACTTGGCCTACTGCCAGTAGATGACCGAAACACCTGCGAATCCATCCAGTACCTGAATCGCAGACGAAAAAAAACCGCCTGGCAGGGCGGCTTTCTCTACAGCTTCAGAACGGGTTTAAGCATGACAAACATCGTCCCACTTGACAAGTCCAGGGGGTTTACCCGGATGGACAACCAGCTCATGGATGGCCTGCTGGCTATCGATCTCCCTGCTCGGGAGATGAAGATTGTGCTGTACGTGGCCAAGGCCACTATCAACTTCGGTGCAGGTGCCCAGCGCATCCCGGCTACCGACATCGCGAAAGCCATCCACGCTCACCCTGACACCGTGTCGAAAGCGATCTCCAGCCTTCTGCGCCGTCGTGTGTTGTTCCGCGAGGGCGGTGCTCGGGGTGATATCGGCGTCAATGACCCGAAAGACTGGGTCTACGTCATTGATCCGAAACAGACCAAAACAGCCGACTCGGCTCAAGTGGTCCGAATCGGCGAAGAGTCGAAACAGACCAAAACCGCCGACTCCCTTCTTTATTCTAAGAATCTAACCCCCTATGTAAATCTTCCTACGGAAGATATTACATGCCACCCCAGCGACGAAGAGACGGCCCCAGCCAAGGTTGACCGCAAGGCGCCATTCGGGAAGGCCGCCATGCTGGCCGACAACCCCCACGGCCTGGATGAGTCGCTGATCGCTGACTACCTGGTTGTCCGGAAGGCCGCCAAGGCCCCGGTGACTGCCCGTATCTGGTCAGCCCTGAACACCAAGCTGGAGCAGTGCAAGGCATTTGGTATCCAGCCAGCCCAGGCCCTCGAAGTTGCCGTCGAGAACGGATGGCGTGGGTTCGAGGTGGAATGGGTGACCAAGCGTGTCGCTGCACAGCAGCCTGCCCAGGCCAAGCCTAATGGCCGCCACCACGGCTTCAACGACCGTGATTACACCGCTGGCCTGGCCCCGCGGGAGGACGGTACCTATGCGATCTGAATCGGTGATCGCCATGTCCGACGTGCGAAACGCCGCCGGCTTCCGTGTCCAGCCTGCGCACTGCGAGCATCACGGCGACTTCGAGCAGCGGGTGAACATGCTCATGGGTCGTGAAATCGTTGGCCGCTGCCCTGAGTGCGAGAAGGCCGCCATTGCCGAACGCGAGGCCAAGCAGCAGGCCGAGGAAACCCGCCTGAAGCGCGAGGCCATGACCCGCAAGCTGGGTTCGGCGCTGATCCCGAAGCGCTTCGCCGACCGCACCCTGGCCAACTACCGCGTCGACCACGAAGGGCAGCGCAAAGCCTTGGCCTACTGCACTCGCTACGTGGCGGCCTTCGAGGAAATCGAGCGCACTGGCCGGTGCCTGATGCTGCTGGGCAAGGTCGGCACCGGCAAGACCCACCTGGGGGCCGGCATGGCCAACGAGCTGATGCGCAACACCTCGGCCACCGCCGTCTACCGGACAGTTGGCGCGATCCTGCAATCCATCCGATCGACCTACGACCGCCACAGCGAGCAGTCCGAGGCCGACATCCTGGCCAGCCTGATCGAGCCATCGTTGCTGGTGCTTGACGAGGTTGGGGTCAGCAAGGAGCAGCCGAGCGAATTCGAGCTAACCACCCTGTTTTCGATCATCAACGGGCGTTACGAGCAGATGCGCCCCACGGTGGTGATCTCCAACCTGGAGGCCAGCCAGCTGCGCCACGCCATGGGCGAGCGGTGTTACGACCGCCTGCGCGAGGGCGGCGGGGTGGTGGTGCCCTTCGAATGGGATTCTCACCGCGGCAAGGAGTCCTGACCATGCGGCAAACCAAGTTGACCAAGGCCGCGCGCGGTCGTGAGTGCCAGGTGCGCATCCCTGGCGTGTGCAACGGCAACCCGGAAACCACCGTTTTGGCGCACTACCGCCTTGCGGGCACCTGCGGCGTCGGCAAGAAACCGCACGACCTGCAAGGCGCCTGGTGCTGCAGCGCTTGTCACGACGCCTGCGACGGGCGCAGCCGGGCAGTGGGCCGCGACACGGCACGCCTGTACCACGCCGAGGGCGTCATGCGCACTCAAGCGCTGCTGCTCAATGAGGGGGTGCTGATCGCATGAATTCTCCCGCCATTCGCCCGTTCAAGCCTAAGCCGACTCGCGCCAAGCCCGTCGACCGGGAAGGGCAGGAGCAGGCCGCGCTGATGCAGGAACTGCAGCTGCGCTACCCGCAGGCCTACAAGCTGATCTACCACGTCCCGAACGGCGGTCACCGCGTCAAGGCCGTGGCCGCCAAGCTGAAGGGTCAGGGCGTCAAGGCCGGCGTGCCCGACCTTGTGCTGCCCATGGCGCGCGGTGGCTACTTCGGCCTGTACATCGAGTTCAAGGCCATGCCGCCCTTCGATGCGCCGGTGTCGCCCAGCCAGGACGCCTACTTGCAGGCGCTTGCCGATCAGGGCTACCTGGCGATCGTGTGCCGGGGCAATATCGACGCCGTCGAGGCCATCCGCGCCTACTTGCTGCTGCCTGCTACGGTGGCCGCATGAGCGCGACCCGTGAAGTGAAGCTGAGCGAAACCGAGGTGCGCCGGCAGGCCGCCGACAAGTCGGTGCGCGACCTGCGCGACCCGCGTCACCCTGGCCTGTACCTGCGTTTCTGGAGCAACCGCGAGCGCGGGACCTGGCACCTGGTGCGCGGCAAGAAGTGGGTGCCGGTCGCCCGTTGGCCTGACCTGACCGTGGCGGCGGTGATTGCCGAGCTGCCTGCGCTGCGTCAGCGCCTGCTGCACGACCCGGCCACGGCGCCGGTGGTTTCCGGCATGAACACCGTGGGCCAGCTGCTCGACTGGTACGGTGACCGCATGGCCCGCGACCGCTCGCTGTCGGCGAAGCGCAAGGCCGGCGCCAAGTCCGCCATTGCCCAGCACCTCAAGCCGCGCCTGGATGACCTGGCCCTGGCTGACGTGAATGCCGATGCACTGGACAAGCACCTGATGTGGCCGTGCCAGGCCGTAGTGTCGCTGTCCTACCTGCGGCAGATGTTCGCGTTGCTGCTGACCGCCTTCCGCCAGGCCCTGCAGCTCGGCCTGATCGACCGGAACGCGATGGCGGGGATGCGCTTCAACGACTTCACCAAGGCCAAGATCCTGCCCAAGGCAGCCCGCCTGCGTGACGTGCAGTTGCCGGAGCTGATGCAGCAACTGGCTCAGGCATTCCAGCAGGAGGCGGATGACGCCATGCTGGCCCTGATGATGCTGGCCCACGGCACCCGGATCGGTGAGACCCGTATGGCCCGCTGGAACGAGATCTCCTTGGCGGCGGCCGAGTGGTTCATTCCTGCTGCCAACGCCAAGACACGCACCGAACACCGCTTGCCACTGACCGCCCAGGTGCAGGCGCTGCTGACCCGGTACCGGGCCATTCAGCAGGCCGAGGGCTACGAGGGTGTGTACCTGTTCCCGAATCGCCGTGGCCTGTGCCTGAGCGAGACGCAGGCCAGCAACGTGTTCAAGCGCCTGGGTCAGGGCGAGTGGACCAGTCACGACCTGCGCAAGGTATCCCGCAGTACCTGGACCGACCTCGGCATCGACGGCCACATCGGCGAGATGCTGCTGAACCACAAGCTGGGGAAGATCGCCAGTACCTACATCCACACCCAGGCCATGCAGCAGCGCCGCGCCGCGCTGGAGAAGTGGCACGCCTGGCTTGATCGGATCGGCTTTACAGCCATCCACGGCCTTACCAAGGCCTTATTAGAAATTTCGCAGAATTCGCCAGAGGCCACAGCCGCCGGGGCGCCGAACGACCTTACCGCATTTGTAATTAGCGAGGATTCGAAATGAGAAATCCGGAGCACGGCGCCGTCGCTTTCCTCTACGCCCTGGACGGCCGAGCCATTGGGCAGGTGATCATTGATGAGTGGTTCGGCGTGGACCTGGGAGAGGAAGTGACCGTGGAGCCGCGGGAAGGAGGCTTGTTTGGCCTGGAGCAGTTCGACAAGCCGATTGTGGCTGGCAATGCTGTAGTGCCGCGTAGCCGTGCGACCAAGCCCTGGCTTCGAGCCAAGAAGGGGCGTTCCCGCCAATGAGAAGAAGCCACGGCCCGGCTTTCAAGAAGGCCGTAGTTGATTTGGATGTATGCCCTTTGTGCCGTGGGAGAGCGGTCACTCAGGGCGTGTTCCACGAACTGCCATGCGACCACTGCAACGCCTCGGGCTTTGTGGCGGCTGCAACCGGCGAGGCTCTGCCCCTGGATGAGCTGGTGACCCAGCTCAGCATGAGGCTCTGGGCAGCGCATAGGCAGATCGAGCAGTTGAAGAAGCCGCGGGCGACTGGTCCGGTGGCGCTTTATCAGGAAGGCAACCGGCTGGGCGCCGGTGGCAGCAATTACACGGGCGATTGAGGGGGAAGGACATGGTCTACAACAGCGTATCGGGTGCAGTGGTGGCCGCTCTGGCGGCTGGTGAAAAGGGCGCCGCCAAGGGGCAGGCTTGGCAGAAACTCTACAAAGCGGCAGAGGAAGAGGGCGGTTGCCTGGCTTCGCTGGGCGGGCAGTCGGGAGGTTTTGACCGGGCTCAGGTGGACTACTGGCTGTCCGCTCGCCTGCACCATTTGTTGGTTCCTCGGCATTGGCAGGCGCTGAATGCCAAGTACGCTACCAATAAGGGGAAGAAGCTGCAGGGCATCTCGGCCATTGCGCCACTGATCGCTAGCCCGGCACCGCAGCTATTCATCTACAAGGCTGTCACCGCCTGGGCTGTGCCGAAGTTGAAAGGGGCCCGCCGGAAAGGGCCACGCTCCGTCTCGGTAGACATACCGCTGGATGCGCCGGAGTGGCGTCGTAACAACCTGGTCGATGCTGCACTGGCGGCGGGCCAGGCTGAGCGGAAGAAAGCGGAGGCGCTTGCCGAAGACCTGATTGTTCTGCCCGACAGCTTCTACGACATGAACACTTGGGATCTGGACGGAACGCCGGAGCCAACCCGCTATCGCTGGCGGTCCGGGATCAAGGAGAAGCTGGACGGGATGGTTGATGACGCGTTGGTCGAGGTGCGAATTATTCTAGAGGCCGAAGGATTGCTCATCAAAGAAGCAGCGTAATTGCCTGTTGACATCAGTGAGAGAGTGAGAGAAATTATCGCCATCCTGTCATTCCTGCGCGTTGTTGAGGAGTGGCAATAAAAGGCCCAGCTTAGTGCTGGGCTTTTTGTTACAGGGATTTACTTGAGGTGCGGATAGGCTGCTAAAATTTACGCCCTTTTGAACCTTGAGACGGATCTTATGCGGCGGTTTCTGGCGATGTCCTTTGGCGGGCTTACCCCGACCTATTACGCTCGGCAGTTGTTCTTTGGCGCACTCTTTGCGGTCTTTTTCATCTACATGAAAGCACGCGCCCCGCAGGGGATTGACCTCGCAACGGTTGCAATTTCGGTGGTAAGCACCTTGCTCTATCCCTACTCCCGATTCGTGTATGAGAGCGTGGTGGGCTTCATCATGGGGCGCAACGTGTTCTTCGTAAATGCGCTGTTGATGCTGTTTGTCAAAGTGATCACGATGTTCATGTGCTGGTTCTTGGCGATCTTCATCGCACCTCTGGGATTGCTGTACCTCTACTGGCATCACAGTAGGCAGCCGTCCAACTAAATCCTCCGAGCCCGGCTATGAAGCCGGGCTCTGTCGTTTCGAGCCCTGGCAAATGCTGGGGCTTTTTTATGGAGCAGTGCTTATGGCCGAGCCAAGTACCGGCGCCCTCGCAGTGACCGGCGTACTTGCCAGTGTCGGTTTGGGTGCTGCATTTCCCCAGCTGGATCTTGCTGCCTTGGTCGGGGCATTTGGTGGGGCTTTTTTCTATGTAGTGTTTGCCAAGGACATCAGCACTTGGCGTCGAGTGGGCTACCTGCTGGCTGGCTGGATCGGCGGTTACTTCGGCGCGGCTGAACTGATGGGCCGAGCTTGGACCCAGACTGCAGGCTTCAGCGCCTTTGTCTGCGGTGTGCTTTGTGTAGTCACGTTCTCCGGCTTGTTGGAATGGATGGAAACCGGGCGTATGCCGAGCTGGCTGCAATGGGTCTTCCGCCTCCGAGCCAGGAAGGAGGGTTGAATGGTTGCCGTTATCCAGGCTGCGTTGTGTGCGGTCATCTTTGTCATGATCGGGCTGCGCTACCGACCTTATCCAGATGCTCGCTACAAGCTGGGCGTATCCCTGATGGCCTGGGCTGCGTGTGCTGTGACCGGCATGCAGTTCATCAGCCTTGTTGGGCGGATGGTGATGCATGACGATTTCGCTGACGCGTCCTGGTTCAACACCGCGTTCTACCTGCTGGCAGCCGTGCTGGTGTGCCGGGCGAAGGGGAATGTGGCCAAGATTGTAAGGGTTGAATGATGGCCAGGCTCAAGACGCTCGGCTCCCGTATCAAGGAGTGCGCAGGCTCGCGGGTGAAGGTTGTGTCGCCTGGTAGTTGGCGAAGCGGCATGACCAGTTCCCAGCGAGGCTACGACTACAAGTGGCAGAAGGCGAGAGAGCGGTACCTCAATGACCACCCGCTCTGCGTCTTCTGCGAACGGGACGGCCGCACAACCGCGGCAAGGGTAGTCGACCACATTATTGCTCACCGTGGAGACATGGTTCTCTTCTGGGATCAGGGCAACTGGCAGAGCCTCTGCAAGCTTTGCCACGACTCCGTGAAGCAGGCCGAGGAGGCAGCTGGCCTGGGCGGCTGAGGCGTCAGCGGATCGTCGAACCCCGCGCACGGCGACCTAGAGGCACGCCAGTGACGTGCCTCGAAAGAGGTAGGGGGGTCAAAAGCTAGAGATTCTCATCTAGCTAGACCGCCACCGACCCCACGTACACATTTTTTCCCGTTTCAGGAAAAGTTAACCATGGCTTTAACCGACAAGAAGCGGCGGTTTGTTGACGCTTTGCTGTCGGGTGCCACAAATCGCGAGGCGGCGATCGCCGCAGGATATTCGGAGAAGACCGCGTCGCAAGCGGGCTCCAAGCTTGCGAAGGACCCCGATGTCCTTGCCGAAGTCGGGCGCCGCTTGAAGCAAAAGCAGGCCTCCAGTTCTGAGGTTAAACCCTCTCGAAAAGTTAAAGCCGAACAATCTCAGGAGCAGCACGCCGATGAGCTGTCGTTAACCGAGACCGACGACCCGCGAGCCTTCCTCACTGAACTGATGAACGCAGAAGGCGCCGATATGCGCATGCGGCTGGAAGCGGCCAAGACGTTAATGCCGTATGTGCACGGCAAGGTCGCCGACCAGGGCAAGAAAGAGCAGAAGGCCGAGGCCGCCAAGCAGGTCGGTAAAGGCAAGTACTCCCAGGGCAAGCCGCCTCTCTCCGTAGTGAAGAACTGACCTATGCAATGGACAACAGCCTGCCCGGATTGGTGGAGGTGCCTGGCTGCGGGCGAATCAATCATCCCCGACCCGCTGTTTCCAGACGAAGCTGAAGCCGGCCTCGATGTCTTCAAGGGGCTGAAGATCGTCGATGCCCCGGGCAGCCCCACCATTGAGGCTGCCTGCGCACCCTGGGTCTTGGCATTCGCCGGGGCCATCTTCGGCAGCTACAACAGCGAGACTGGCGAGCGTCTGATCCGCGAAGTGATGCTCTGCATCCCGAAGAAAAACAGTAAATCTACGATCGCTGCAGGGATCATGCTGACCGCACTGATCCGCAACTGGCGTCTTTCGGCTGAGTTCATCATCCTGGCGCCGACCAAAGAGATTGCCGACAACTCGTTCATCCCGGCCAAAGACATGGTCAACAATGACGACGAGCTGAAAGCGTTGCTGCATGTTCAGCCTCACCTGCGGTTGATCACCCATCGCGAGACCGGTGCCACCTTGAAGGTGGTGGCTGCGGATAGCGATGTGGTGGGCGGCAAGAAAGCCGTCGGTGTCCTCATCGACGAAGCTTGGCTATTCGGCAAAAACCCGAAAGCCGCGGACATGATCCGTGAGGCCACTGGCGGTCTGCTGTCGCGACCCGAAGGCTTCATCATCTGGCTCACGACCCAGTCGAATGAGCCGCCGGCGGGTGTGTTCCGCTCCAAGCTCAACTATGCACGCGGCGTGCGTGATGGCCGGATCGACGACAACCGCTTCCTGCCGATCATCTATGAGTTCTCTCAAGAGATGATCAAGAGCGGCGAGGCGCGGAAGCCTGAGAACTTCCACCTGGTCAATCCGAACATCGACTACTCCGTTGACCGGCCTACGCTTGA